GATAGTAGGGTTTCGATGTTTGCTTTGATGGTTGCAACACTATTAATGCCCTGATGATATTGTGCTATCAATAAATTGCTATATGCACTTTTAAGTTCTTCAAGCATATCTGTGTAATTAGTTGCCATTATGTACTAACCTCAGTTATTGTTATATTACTATCAGATACTACAAACTTATTCTTTTTAGTTGCTACGGTTAGATAGTCTACCCATGTTGAGCCATCAGAACTTATTTCTACATTAACAGGTACACCACCACCACCATTGGCATTTATAGCCTCTAAGCACATTGCCGTTACCTTACTTGTTTCAGCATATTCGTAAGCATTATATGTTAAATTCTCAGATATATAAGTTTTTATACTAGCGTCATCAAATATAAAACCTATAACTGTTGGTTGTATTTGAAATTTAATATGTAGGTCTGAACTTTCAACACGATCAAATTTAGATACATAAACTTGACCTGATGAGGTAGGTACATCAACATCAACCGCCCCGACTGTTCCTGAGCCGCCTATATTAGCATAAATAACAGTACCTATATCAGAATTAGCCCCACCTTCAACTATTACCCAGATATAATGTAAAGGTATGCCGTCAGCATCATTACCTGATGGGTAGTTTGTGTAATCATGCCCATATACAAAAGCCTGAGAAACACCATCAAGTGCGTATAGCTGTGCAAGCATAGCATCATTACTATTTTGACTTCTAAACTCGTAACTTTTTTCCCTACGTAACGCAAAAGCCTCATCCGTTTCTTGATTGACCCCAACTGTAGTAGGTGCTGAGGCATTATTAACTGATGTAACACCTTGTACAACCGTTACCATGCTTGTTAATGTACCGACTGTGGGAATATTAGCACCTAGTGTTGCACTCCTAAACGGAAGCGAATGTGTGCCTGCTGTAATAGTAACTGTATCGATTAAATAATATTGGTTCCCTGCATTGTCTTGTACGCCAAAAGCAGTTGCATTAACATCATTGTAATCAGCATCTAAACCTTGCAAAGTGAGGGTACGGTCATTTATTACATCAATATCAACAATAGTAAATGTGCCACTTTGTCGCTCAATACCATTAAGTTTAAATCTTACATCTTGTATCTGCCCCCTGCACATATCAGGGTTAAAAGTGTTATAAGTTTCAGTTATCATTTCTCGAATATCTGTATTAAATTGGGTTAATATCCCGATTAGTTGACCGTCTGCACTATTACTATCTAGTACAATATCATCGCCATAAATTGCTTTATAAGCATTTTCTAGCTCTGTTTGTATCTCAGTGCTTGTCTTGACGACTAAGCCGTTTGTGTCTAATGTATCTGCCATATTATTACTTTATCCTTTTATCTTTATTATAACATTATTACTGTTGACAATAAGTTATTATTGTTATACTATAATGCTGTTAGGAGAATTATTTTATGTTATTTTTCACAATATCAATAATTTTAATTTATCTTTTTTATGAATGGGAGATATTATAATGCTTAAATGTAGATATATTGATAGTAAATTTTGTGAACAATGTTTAAAGTCGAATAAAGACTGTACATCTGTAATAAATAAAGAGAAAGAAAGGTTAAATAATGTTAGAATTATTAAAAACTATGCAAAAAAGTAATAAAGATTATATGGTTAGACTTGGATTAAAAGAACAAACTATTAAATCTAAAATGAAAGCCATAGATGATTTTATAATGTATGTTGGAATATCTTTAGCTATACATAATCCTAATATATTAAATGCTTTTGAAAGAAAAAATAATGATTAAAATTAATATGAATATGCCTAAAAATTGTGGTGAATGCCCATTTTTTCAAAGATTAATATGTACTTATGGGAAGTGTCTAGCTAATCCAAATGTTATTGTCTATTGGTCTTTAAAAAGGGATAAAAAGTGCAATTTATATGAGTTATAACCATATAGCCCAAGTGGGCGGAATGGTTAAAAACGTGGGAACTATGCGAAGCAGGAAGAAACACCACGTTAATTTTGTGTTTCACTTATCACTATTAATAAATTCACCATTTATATTATATACAGCTATATTATCTGTAGAAATTAATTCTCTGCCATAATTTTTGTTTAATTCTATTCCGAAATATCTATCACCATGCGTATCGCAAACTTCTTTAGCTTTTTGTTCTGTATCAGTTATTGCCAAAATGTTTGCTTCTGTATCTGATTGGTAGCATATAAAAAGTTTATTCATTTTTATTTCATCCTATAAATATATTTAGCAGTTCCACTATAGGTGTCATGCTCGCCAGCAATTCCTTTTTCTCTTTTAATAATCTTTTTTTCTAATAACTTATCTAACATTTTTTGTTGTGATGTTGTTAAATTTCCACTATCCCATAAACCATAATCAGAACTTAAATCATCCTTTAATGTTTTAAATTCTTTTTTAATATCTTCTTTTTGGGCTTCTAGTTGTTTTTCTAAATAGTCTATATCTTCTTTACGTTTTACTTCTATACTACCTTTATACCATTTATTATCTTTTTTCTCTACTGGAACAAAAGAACCTTTAGAACTTTTTACAAAAAATGATTTTTCTAATAAATCTTCGGGATTAATATCTTCTTTTTTATCATCACTTTTACTAAACTTCCTATCAATAGCCTCTTTATTAGATTCACCGTCTTTAACTAATAAAGGTTGCCCTTTTTCATGCCCTTGTGGATGTACGGTTATCCATCTATCATTCAAATACTCCACAGATACAGTTGCAAGGTCTATTAATTGATTAAGTAATTTTTTATCTATTAACATTATTTTTACCCCTCCAAACTAACCACATCCGTATAAGGTGTTTCTGAATAAATATCATAATAAGTAAAATCTGCTGTGTATGCTCTGTCGTTGACTATGCTCTCATACTCGGTTAATGCAAGCACCTCTGGCACACTTGTTATTATATTTTGTACATCTGTGTCAAGTAATGCACGTTGGTTTTTAGAACCTAGCCTTGTGCGCCAGTCAATGCCAGCTTGTAAGTTAAAAAAACAATCACGCTTCCATTCATTAATCTTAGTTTTAATATTCAACGCAACGCCAGCATGACCTGTGATGTAATCACTCTTGCCATGTCCGAAAGTCCAATCATTATCTGCTGTGTTGTTTCTTATCTGCATAATTATATTATAACACTCCTGATGTTGGACTCCCAGCCGCAGCACTCGTATGTGTATGGCTCAAATAAGGTTGTCCGTTGATTGTAAGTGTACCTGTAATATTTATATTAGTAGCTGTAAGGTTAATTTCTTCAGCTATTATATTAAGTGTACCATCTGCCTTAATATTAAAATCCCCATCAACTGTTGGTTGATACAACGGAATGCACACACAATAACTAAGGTCATGCATCAAAGTATTAGCCAAAGGGCTAACTTGACCGCTATTAAAATATGAGCTAAACTCCCTATCATTAAATAATAATAGGCATGGTGTACCAACTGTTAAAGGGTAATCTATACCCGAGCCACCTGAGCCCATATACCAAACTTTAGCAAATATAGGCGGATAATCCCGCCATGTGCTAGTGCCGTCAGGGTTAGTTTTTAGTAGTTTTTTATTAGTTATCGAACAACGCACTTCATTATCAGCTAAAACCTCATCAATTACACCTATTCGCATTACATTTAGTTTTGCAAAAGTTTCAGCTTGAAAAGCCTTTATAACTGAAAATATAGTTGGGTCGTTTACTAGTTGGTTGAAATTATCTGTCATTAGCTACCTTACCCCCACCTCTTGGTGTATTAACGTGTATAAAACCGTTACCCATATAGAACCAACCACTCCAATACTTACGGACATTTTGGTAAACATAATAAAGTGTTTGCCCCGGAATATTGAAGTCTAAAGCCTTACCTAAAATATGTGCTGAACTCGGTGCCGCTCCCGGAATATCTGCATTATAAGATTGGCTTCTCCAACCTGAACTAATAACTATTCTATTCCCCGGATAAAACTTATCAATAAATGATTGTAATTGTGTAGCAACTTGGTATAAATTAACTAATACATCAAGATTTGGTACACTACCCTGTTTAGAATAATTTAATAAAACATTAGCCCATTTAATACCATGTGTTATTTTCTTATCAGGTACTCTATTATTTTTTATCAGATATGCTCTAACTTCTCGGATAGAACTTAAAACCTCTTTATTAACTGGTGTAACATTTCCCACCCCTTTAACTTCAGATAATGGCTCTGTAACCCCAACACCTGAAAATATCTGATTTGAGTTAGGTATCAAAGCACCTATAAATAAATTAAGGGTTGTTCTAGCCTCTCCTGCAATGGCACCTGATATAGTACCTGCGTGATGAATACCTATAACTTTAAATTGACCATCAAATATACTAGCTGTGGATGATTCAACCTCAACTAATTGCCCTACAGTTATTCTAGGCTCAAATATCATATCAATTTCAACCTGTGCATCTCTACGTTTTGGAGTGCCTAAAAGTCCTGTGTCGCTATCTATTTTATATATTTCTACATCTCTTAAAACTTCATTATTATTTAAAACATTTAGTTTACCCATGTCAATAAATGCACTATTGCCAGTTATTTTATTTATCGCCACAAAAGTTAAATCGTCAACAATTAATCTATTAGCTAAAACACCACCTTGATTACCAACTGCATTTAATTGTGTGTTTGGCATATCTGATGCTAATGTTTTAATTACGTCCGTTTTTGACGTACCAGCCTCAAAAGTGTGCATTGAATAACTTTGTATAATATCGTTATCCATTGCTTGTATTTCAGTTATCATCTCAGTGCCTTGTTTTTCTGAATAGGCTTGCATAACCTTACCTGTAAAAAGTAAACTAAGTTGATCGCCGTAGCCCGCGTAAAAATCAACAAAACAATATCTGAAAATATTATAACGGTCTTGGAAAATTTTATCTCGTGTACTTGGTGCTAAATTATGGATTCTGAAAGTAGCTGTGTTACTCTGCGAGTAGGTATTACGCGTAATATCAAAATCTACGGTCAACGGCGACTCAATAGTAATAACCTCCGCATCCTTTTCGGTTGTTGTCGGAGGTACTGTGTAGACTAATTTAAATGAGCGTTGGAACTTTGTCATATATTAATTATAGCATAGGGGGTTGACAAACTTATTAGTATATGTTAGGATAGGTTTGTTAGGATTAATATAAAGGATTGTAAGATGAGTTTAGAAGAAGAAATGGCGAATCCAAGTAGTAAAGAAATTATTAGAGTTTTAAACCAAAGAAATAATAAATTAAAAAAAATAAAAGAAATATCTGAGAAGTCTTTTAAAAGTATAATAACAAGCGACCAGCAAAGAGGGGAACATGATTTAATTCCTTCTTTTTTAGCAAGGCAAGCTCTTAAAGATATAGAAAGAGTAATAAATGAATAACAGAGAACTTTTTATAAAATCAGTTGAAATATATCTTTTGATGAATGAAAGCCCAAACATTGATGCCAAACAAGCAGTTTATATATATTTATACGCTATAAAATTTGCTGAAAATTTTAAATTTTCTGAAGCTATGAGAAAGCTAGATTTTGGTTTATCTGATATTGTTGATGAATTTGTGAAGCAAAGTAGTACAAGTAATTATAAAAGTGTCATAAATAGATTTAAAAGTTAATTATACCCCATAAACATTACTTTCCATAGCCTCAACATCATCTGCACTAAGCAAATACACGCTAACACGCCCAGTAGTAAAGTCATCTACAGCAAAAGGCTCAACACCATCATTAGCTTGGAACGCTAAACCGAAAGGTATGATGTTTTTAAAACTACGCAAGATGTTCATGCCCAAAACTACTTTATTGCCATTACTTATAACATCATTATATGTAAAATCAAAATACCAACTTAACTGTGTTTCATAAAAACGTAAATTAAAAGTAACCGTTTCTTGATTCTCTAAAACCAATGTACATGTTTGTTTTGGGTTATCTGTAAATTCTGTTATTATTCTCAATTTGCTGCTCCATAAGTCATTCTGTAAAGTGTAGAGGTTAAATCCTCTTTACCCTTAACTTTGCCTAAATTTTCTTGTATAGCGTTCTGCGACGCTGTACGCCCTGCATACTTTTCAGCATCAATTTTTACTGTTTTAGTTGCTACACTTCTATATTCTTTTACAGTTACTACTATTTGTGATTGTGTAGTAGTTTCCTCTTGTGATGCTTTTGCACTTTTTATCAAATAATTCTCAAAATAACCAAAAGGGGTACTAAGTGTAATTAAAACCCTATTATCCCTTAGTTTAATTAAATCCTGTACAACTTGCTCTTGTCTTGGGATTTTAGTAGTTTTATTTTTATTAAAAAGACTTTTAATGCTATTAATATTTTTAATATATCGATTAACTGAAGCCTCAATATAACTAGATGCTGCTATAACTGTATTAGCATAACTACTCACTGTAGGAATTAAAGCGGCGATAGGTTGCAGTTTGGCTAATCCTCCTGCTATTTTATCAGTTATTTCTTGTCTACGATAAAATACTTTTTCAGATACAAAACCCCTCAATGTATATTCCAAAGGCTTTAAAGCCATGTGGTCTTGTCTTGCTGAGTTGTCCTCAACATAATTATCCGTAATATCTGCATCAATAGTTAAATCGTTGTTTGTTATAATATCAAACATATAATGAATATCAACTAATTCTTGGTCAACCGAGCCTGATAATTGGATTACTGCATCTGCCATATTATGCCGTCCTATCTACTTGCATCATAGCAAACATTAAGTCATTAGCTTTTTGTGCAATAGGTGAAGCATCAGCAGAACCAAAAGCCATGTAATTATTTTGGGTCATGTTTTGTGCGCTACTAATTTGGGCGGATGCACCACCTGACCCCATGGATAAGGAGTTTTTTAAAGCATCTTGATAATTCATGCCTTTTTGTGCGCCTTCTATCATTTTACCAATTTGTGAGCCATTACCTTGTAATCCCATTGCCCCAAGTATAGAATCTCCAAGCCCTGCACCTGCTTTAAAGCCTGCGACACCGACACCACCTTCGCCCACAAGCGTGCCAATAGCAGATTTACCTCCTGCTTTCCATACTGCTAAATCTTCAATCAATAAATATAAGGCTGTAACCGCTGCAATAACAGGATTAAAATATGCTAAAATACCTAAAGCTAAAGCGGCTAATGCACCTTTTAGCTGAGGAATCATATCTAATAATTCGCCGAATCCATCCATCATATCGTATGTTACTTGTGCAATAGCTTTAAACCCTTTTAAAAAGTCAATTAATGCTGGCATTATTGCTAAAAGTGCTTGGTCTTTTAATAAACCGAGTTCCATATTAACCTTACGCAAGCCCATGCCGTATTGTTCCATTGCTTGCCGTTGTTCAGGTGATAACATCAAGCCGTTCATATCTTCGAGTTCCGCATTAGTCATTCTTAATACAGTTATCATTTCAGGATTGAAGCCCATTTGAGATATGATATTTGT